TGCCAACGTTTCCCAGGAGTCCTAATCATGTCCTTCTTCGATTTCAATTCCGCTTCCGAACAAACTTCCTTCGATTTGATTCCGAAGGGTGCCCTGGTCCGTGTCCGCATGACGGTCAAACCCGGTGGCTTCGATGATGCCTCACAGGGTTGGACCGGCGGTTACGCCACCCGCAATGACAACACTGGTTCGGTTTACTTGAACTGCGAGTTTGTCGTGATGGAAGGGCAGTATTCCCGCCGCAAGATGTGGTCGCTCATCGGCCTGTACAGCCCGAAGGGCCCAGAGTGGTCGAACATGGGGCGAACCTTTATCAAGGCGGTTCTCAATTCGGCACGCGCCATCCATCCCAACGATAACGGCCCGGCGGCACAGAACGCCCGTCGCATCAATGGCTTTGCCGATCTCGACGGCATCGAGTTCCTGGGCAAGGTCGATTGGGAAAAGGATCAGAACGGCCAAGACAAGTGCGTCATCAAGTCAGCAGTGACGCCGGACCACAAGGACTATGCCGCCTTGATGGGCGGGGCCAGCCAACCGGCCCCGGCAGCCAGTGCCCCCAATGCCTATGCTCAGGCCACCGGACGCTCGCCGGTTCCGGGTCGTCCGAGCTGGGCGCAGTAAGGGAGGGCCAGCGTCATGATGCTCCGTCCCCGTCAATCCTTGCTGGTCGATCGCACCTTGTCGGCGCTCGATGCCTACGGGAACACGCTGGCCGTCGCGCCAACGGGGTCGGGCAAAACCATCATGCTGTCGGCGGTGGCCGGCAGGGTGTTGGTCGAGCCCGATGCCAAAGCGTGCATCCTGGCGCACAGAACCGAGTTGACCGGCCAAAACCGCGCCAAATTCGAACGCGTGAATCCGGGCATGAGCACGTCCGTGTTCGATGCCAACGAAAAGTCCTGGTCTGGCCAGGCCACGTTTGCCATGGTGCAGACCTTGTCACGGCTGTCTCACCTTGAACAGATGCCGACACTGGATCTGCTCGTGATCGACGAAGCCCACCACTCGTCGTCCCCCAGCTATCGGGCGGTGATCGATGCGGTGTTGGCACGCAATCCCAAGGCCGGCATCTGCGGCCTGACCGCCACGCCCAATCGTGGCGATGGCAAGGGCCTGCGCGATGTCTTCTCCAACGTGGCCGACCAGATCACTCTGGGGGAGATGATCGCTGCCGGTCATCTGGTCTCACCGCGTACTTTCGTCATCGATGTGGGTGTCCAGGATGCCCTGAAAAACGTCCGCAAGACGGCGATGGACTTCGATATGGATGAAGTCGCCTCCATTCTCGACAAGCGCTTGATCACGGAAGCGGTCATCAAGCACTGGAAAGAAAAGGCTTCGTCCCGCAAAACGATCATCTTTTGCTCGACCGTCGCCCATGCTCAGAACGTTTGTGATGCCTTCATCGATGCCGGGATCAATTCCGTCCTGATTCACGGTGAGCTGTCTGATGGCGATCGCAAATCACGCCTAGCTGAATACGAGCACGGGCGTGCGCAAATCGTGGTCAACGTGGCTGTGCTCACCGAGGGCTACGACTACACGCCGACCAGTTGCGTTGTCCTGCTGCGTCCCAGCTCTTACAAATCCACCTTCATCCAGATGGTCGGACGCGGTCTGCGTACCGTCGATCCGGAGGAGTTCCCCGGCGTGATCAAGTCGGATTGCTTGGTGCTCGATTTCGGCACCGCGAGCCTCATGCACGGTTCGCTGGAGCAAGAGGTGAACCTCGATGGCCATCTGCACGATGGCCCGGCGCCAACCAAGGATTGTCCCGACTGCGGTGCCGTGGTGCCGCTGGCCTGCATGGAATGTCCGTTGTGTGGCTACGTTTGGGAGCGGCAACCGCAGGATCTGGGCGTGCTGGCTGATTTCGTCATGAGCGAGATCGATCTGCTCAAACGTTCCAACTTCCGCTGGTGCGATCTGTTTGGCAGCGATGACGCCTTGATGGCGACCGGATTCAACGCCTGGGGTGGCATTTTCTTCCTCAATGGTCGTTGGCATGCCGTGGGCGGTGGCCAAGGCATGCAGACACATCTGCTGGCCGTCGGCGAGCGCACAGTCTGCATGGCCAAGGCCGATGACTGGCTCAATGACCACGAAAGTGCTGACTCGGCCCACAAGACGCGTCGCTGGCTCAACGAGCCGCCAACCCCGAAGCAACTCCAGTACCTGCCCCAAGCGTTGCGTGCTGATTTCGGGATGACCCGCTACCAAGCCTCAGCCTTGCTTTCGTTTCAGTTCAACAAAACGTCGATTCAGCGCCTGGTCATGGCCGCCAACGACAGCTATCGGGAGGCGGCGTGAAATGCATCGTGTGCCACCGACAAGCCAAAGGGTATGGCTGGTTCAACACCCGCCGCAAACGGGGCGATCCCCAACGCTACTCCGACCAGTGGGTGTTCTGCTCACGTCGTTGTCAGGAGTCGTTTTCCAAACTGATGAACAAGACGGAGGGGCAAATGATCGACCCCAGTGACATGGAAATTGCCGCCATGCGTGCTTGCCTGGCGCCGCTGGGTGAGTACGTCGGTGAGATCGGCATGCAGCGTCCCTTGGCGGATTACAGCCGCGATGAGGTGTTGATGCTGATCGATGTCGTGGTCACGGCCTACCAGGACTGCATGGTGGCCGAGCACGAACGCATGGCCGCCAAGGATCGCGCATTCTTTGAGGAACGTCTGGCGCGTCAGGGGCTAGCGACTGGGAAAGGAGCGCCGTTCTGATGCTTGATTTCAATCACCGCCCCAAGATCCACGAACAGATCGGAGATCTGATCGATGCCGCACTGTTGGCAGAACGCCAGCAGCAGGCCCCGCGCAATTATCTCGGTGCATCTCGCCTGGGCGTGGCCTGCGAGCGAGCCTTGCAGTACGAGTATTTGCACATTGCCCCCGATCCTGGACGGGATTTTTCGGGCCGCGTTCTGCGCGTGTTTGAAGTCGGTCACGCCCTGGAGGACCTGGCCATTCGCTGGTTGCGCCGGGCTGGATTTGAGCTTTACACCCAGAAAGCCACAGGCGGGCAGTTTGGATTTTCCGTGGCCGGTGGGCGCATCCAGGGCCACGTCGATGGCGTGATCAATGGCGCACCGGCGTCACTGGGGATGAACTTCCCCGCACTCTGGGAGTGCAAGACGATGAACGACAAGTCTTGGCGGGACACCGTCAAGCAGGGCGTCGCCAAGTCAAAGCCGGTCTACGCGGCTCAGATGGCCATCTACCAAGCCTACATGGAGTCGGCTATTCCCGGCATCTCGCGCAACCCAGCGTTGTTCACGGCCATCAACAAGGACAGCCAGGAGATCTGGTTCGAGTTGGTGCCCTTTGATGGTGGTCTGGCGCAACGGATGTCGGATCGGGCCGTGAATGTCATCGCAGCGACCGAAGCTGGCGAGCAACTCCCCCGCCACACGACAACGCCGACGCACTTCGAGTGCAAATGGTGCGCCTGGCAGGATCGGTGTTGGGGAGTGGCCGGATGACGGAAAACATCGTGTGGCTCGATTTCAATGACGCGATCGATCCGCGTGAGGCGCAACTCAACGACACCGAAGCACTTCGTGCCGGCCTGCTCGACCGGCTTGAGTCGGTATTGCTCTACCTGTTTCCACAAGGACGCATCCGTGGTGGCAAGTTCTACGTCGGCGATGTTGATGGCAATGCTGGCAAAAGTCTTGTGGTGGAGCTCGAAGGCGATCGCCGGGGGCTCTGGAAGGACTTTGCCAGCGACGAAGGCGGCGACATCATCGATCTGTGGGCGCGATCCCAGGGACTGTCGGCCCGACATGACTTTCCACGGCTGGCCAGTGAGATCCGGCAATGGCTGGGCGTGGCTGCACCGGCTCAAACCGTCGCCCGTCGAGAAGGACGTTCGGTGCCAATCGATGAGTTGGGGCCGTATTCCGCCAAGTGGGACTACCTGACGGCAGATGGCGAGCTGATCGCTTGCGTCTATCGGTACGACCCCCCCACTGGCAAGGAATACCGGCCATGGGATGTGCGCGCCCGGATGTGGCGTGCCCCCGATCCGCGACCGCTTTACAACCAGCCTGCTGTTGCTCATGCCAACCAGGTCATCCTGGTTGAGGGTGAGAAGTGTGCGGAAGCCCTGATTCAGTTGGGCGTCGTGGCGACGACGGCGATGAATGGGGCCAAAGCGCCGATCGATAAAACGAATTGGGCGCCCCTGGCCGGTAAGTCCGTATTGATCTGGCCAGACCGGGATGCCCCCGGTTGGGACTATGCCGAGAACGCTGCCAAAGCCTGTGTTACCGCAGGCTGTGTCTCCGTGGCGATCTTGGTGCCTCCGGCCGACATGCCTGAAAAGTGGGATGCAG